GTCCCTGGGCAAGCCAACTACAAGCAATCAGACTATCGGCAACCGGTATAAGTACTGATCAAGCGGTCTCAGGCTCGTCCCGCTTTACAAACTCCGCTGCCTATGCTATAATTTAACATAGGAAAAATAATGACAACACTCACCCCCGTCGCTTACAAGTACACCAGTACCAAAGAATACGTCAATGCATTCCCTGTCGCTTATCGACAATGGAAGGCTGACAGCCACTGTAATCTAATTCATGGCTACAGTTTCAGCATGAAGTTTTACTTTGGTACCAACTATCTGGATGCTCGAAACTGGGCTGCTGACTACGGCGGTCTCAAAGAGCTCAAAGCTGTGCTGGAAAGTCAATTTGATCACACACTGCTGGTCAGCGAAGATGATCCCGAATTGGCGTTTTACAAAGAAATGGAAAAACGCAAACTGGCCAAGTTGACCATCCTGCCCAAGCTGGGCTGCGAAGGCTTGGCTGATCAGATTTACAAATATGTCAATGGTGTTTATATCCCAGACTTTTGGGGGCACGGTGAAGCACAACGACTGTGGTGCTATCGTGTGGAAGTGCGCGAAACACAAGCCAACATGGCTTACCGCGAAGGGCATCGTGAATGGAATGAGGATTTGTTTGCATGAAATATGATATTGCAATGCTGCTGGCTACCAGGGGCAGAACTGACAGTTTAGGACGCAGTATTCGCAGCTTGGTAGAACAAGCTAACGACATTTCTCGAGTGCAACTTATGTTTGCGTTTGACAAAGACGATGAACTGGGCAACAATTATTTTGCAACAGATCTGCAACCTTGGCTGGATGCAAGAGACATTGCATACACTGCAATGAAGTTTGATCGCCTAGGCTATATTGGCTTGCACAAATACAACAATGCCATGGCTGCACAAACCAATTCCAAATGGCTGTGTATCTGGAATGACGACGCAGTGATGGAAACGCCAGGCTGGGATTCAGTTATCATGAGCTACGATAATCAGTTCAGGCTATTAAGTTATCGTACTCACAACTTACATCCGTACAGTATTTTTCCTATTGTGCCACGAAAGTGGTATGACCTCTTGGGTTACATCAGTCCACATCCCACACAAGATGGATGGGTAAGTCAGCAAGCATACATGCTGGATATCTACGAACGTATTGCAGTTGACGTACTACACGATAGGTATGATCTAACTGGCAACAACAACGATGAAACATTTCGCAATCGTCCCATGCTAGAAGGCAAGCCCGATGATCCTAGAGATTTCCACAGCAAACAAATGTTGGAATTGCGACACCGAGACTCGGCTAAACTGGCTACATACATGCGGTCCATTGGAATGAGCACAGTGTTCTTTGAAAATGTTTTTAAAGGCACACAAGATCCCTGGGAAAAGCTGGCCAAAAATGACGTCAACAGACTTATGGTTCAGTTTGCCAATCCGCATAGTAAATAATCAATGACACACAAAATTGCCTGGGTACAACCCAATTTCCAGCAAGGTCCCAAAGAGCTCAACGCTCACTATCTTCCATATTCAGCAGGTGTGATATGGAGTTATGCTATTGCAGACCCAGAGATCAAACAAAACTTTGAACTTACTGAGTGGATATGGAGACGAGACGAAGTTGAACCTATTGTAGAACGACTTGCCAAGAATGATATTGTGGCGTTTAGCACCTATGTGTGGAATCACAACTACAACTATGAGCTTGCCCGAAAAGTTAAAGCACTCAATCCCAATATATTAACAGTATTTGGTGGCCCCGAGCCTGCCATAACTGATCCTGAACTGTTTCGAAAAAATCCCTTCATGGATGTGGTAATCACATTCGAAGGCGAGATTACATTTCGTCGACTGCTGCAAGCATACGAAAGTCGCAGCTTTGATCACATCCCCGGCCTGCTGCTGAACCGATACGGCGAAGCCATAAACACCGGCGAAGCCAAACGTATTGAAAGTCTTGAAGAAGTTGTGAGCCCGTATCTAGCCGGTGTGTTTGATCAACTGATCATTGACAATCCTGGCATCATGTGGCAAGGCACCCTAGAGACCAGTCGTGGTTGTCCGTTTGCTTGTACTTTTTGCGACTGGGGTAGTTTGACCTACAACAAGGTCAAGAAGTTTGAACTTGAGCGTGTGTTTGACGAACTGGAGTGGATGGCCAAACGCAACTTTGACTTTATCTCTATTACTGATGCCAACTTTGGCATGTTTGCTGAACGTGATGGCTTGATTGCAGACAAGATCATTGAGTGTCAAGAAAAGTACGGATCGCCACGCACCTTCTCAGTGGCCTGGGCTAAGAATCAAAAGAAAGAAGTAGTTGACATTGTAAAGAAGCTGCTGGATGCCCGTGGCTTCAATCAGGGACTTACACTCAGTGTACAAAGTCTTGATCTGGACGTGCTGGAAAACATTCGTCGCAAGAACATGGAAATGAACAAGCTCAACGAAGTGTTTGAGCTGTGCGAGCAACGCAACATTCCCACATACACAGAACTGATTTTAGGCTTGCCTGGTGAAAGTCTTGAGTCTTGGAAAAAGAACTTCTGGACCTTGTTCGAAATGGGCAACCATACTGGACTCACTATATTCCAGGCCCAGTTGCTGGAGAATGCTGAAATGAACCTGCTGCAAAAGAAGCTGTTCAAGATCACCAGTCAACCTGTTACCGACTACTTTTCTGGCAGCTACAGCAATGAACACGTGGAAGAAAGTATTGACATCATTACTGGCACCAAAGACATGCCGTTTGACATCATGCTAGATGCACATGTGTTCAGTTGGTTTATCAACACCTTCCACATCAATGGTGTTAGTACTTTGCTGAGTCGACTGATGTTCAAGTATGGTAATGTACCATACAGTCAATTCTATGATGAACTGTTTGAATTCATGCAGCAGGACAAATGGCTGCATCGAGAACAAGAAGAAGTTCGAGAATACTATCGCGGCTGGATGACCACCGGCAAGATCAATCATCCCAGTATTGGTATTGAAATTCATGGCTGGAACTTGATTCACAGAACTATCTTGAACATGCACGTGGAAAAACAATACAATGGAATCTTTGACATGCTGGAAAGGTTTATGGCACGATATGATTTGCCAGCAGACTTGTTAGATAGCATCATGAGATTCCAACGTAGATATCTAGTGGCCTATGATGCCATGAATACTTATCCAGAAAATCTCGAACTTGATTACAACATCTGGGAATACCTTAGCTTTGATCATGACTTAGTGCATGCACCTACTACATATCAACTGGAATTTCCAGAAGACAAGACCATGAGCTTTTCCAAGTTCCTGGAACTGTTTTATTTTGCACGCCGCAGAAATTTTGGCAAAGCAATGGTAGAGCGTATAGGTGATGACGCAGATCGTGCTAGACGTGGCGACGGAGCAAGTCGGGCTAAAATTACCGCAGCATGAGTCGACTGTTTACGTTTGGGTGCAGCTACACCAACTATCGTTGGAGCACCTGGGCTGATTGTCTCGCTCCTGAGTTTGATTATTTTGAAAATTGGGGGCAAAGCGGTGCCGGTAATCAGCACATCTTCAACTCGGTTATAGAAGCCGATCAGCGTCATAAATTTGATTCTAACGACACTGTGATTGTGTGTTGGACAACTGTTTTAAGGGACGACAGATATGTACAAGGACGATGGCACACCCTAGGCAACATGTTTAATTGTCCAGTATACGATCCTAACTATCTTAAAACTCATGTTGACGAAAGAGGTTGTATGATACGAGATTTTGCATACATCAAGGCAGTAAAAGTATTGTTAGAATCTAAATCTGATCTGCGTTGGCGATTCCTTAGCCTGGACAATCTTGCCGTAAACACCACAGAATACAATGATGTTATTGGTGTTTACAACAGCGTCCTCGAATCAATATTGCCCAGCTATCAAGAAGTATTATTCCCATCAGGGTGGAAGGTAGCAGAAGATCCACACCCTAGTCCTGTTGAGCATTTGACCTATTTGGATGCAGTGTTACCAGGTTGGGTGACAAAATCAGAAACTCGTGCTAAAATACAACAAGAAAGCGTCAACTTACGCAAGAACCCTGCAATGACAGGCCTAAGTAAAGTAACAAGGTTATAACATGAAACTAAAAATCAGCGAACTATTTTATTCAGCACAAGGCGAAGGTCGTTATGTTGGCGTGCCCAGCGTGTTCCTTAGAACATTTGGTTGTAACTTTACCTGTAGTGGGTTTGGTTGCAAGCCCGGTGAGGCCAGCAAAGAAGCAGACGAAGTTGCTAAAACAATTGAACTGTACAAAACATTTGAAGAGCTTCCGCTGGTTACCACCGGCTGCGACAGCTATGCCAGCTGGCATCCAGAATTCAAACATTTAAGTCCCACATTTACTCCCGAGCAATTGGTAGAGAAAATGGCTGTATTATTGCCACACAACAACTGGCAACAACCAAACGGCAATCCAGTACACTTGGTTATCACCGGAGGTGAGCCATTACTGGGTTGGCAACGTGCATATCCAGAACTGTTAGACATGCTGCATGAGCGTGGGTTGCGACACATCACATTTGAGACCAACGGTACCCAAGAACTCACAAGAGACTTCAGAGATTATCTTGCAAACTGGCACGGAGAAATCACATTTAGTGTGAGTCCAAAATTGTCAGTGTCCGGCGAAACATGGACAGATGCAATCAAGCCCAGCACAGTACTTGATTACGAAACACACGGTGTTACATACTTGAAGTTTGTGGTTGAGAAAGCCGCAGACTTTGACGAACTGGATCGTGCTGTGGATGAATATCGACTGGCTGGCTTTGCTGGTCCTGTGTTTGTGATGCCAGTAGGTGGTGTGGTCAGTGTGTACAACGGCAACAGAATCAATGTGGCAGACGAAGCACTCAAGCGTGGATACTGGTACAGTCCTCGTTTGCATGTGGACATCTGGGGCAACGGATGGGGGAAATAAATGTTTGATTGGTTAAAGAAAAAAACAAAAGTAGCTGCTGCACCTGCACCGGCACCTGCTTGGGGAGATGAAACTCCTGTGCCCAAGGTCAAAGCAACCAAGACCAAAGAGCCAGATAAAACTGCTAAACAGTTAGCAACCGAAAAAGGTGAGCCGTACATTGCAGTACTAGGTATGGATGTAGATCTTAACAATCTGCATCAAGGTGCATTTGAACTGGACTGGAACGAAATCTTTGTGAGTCGATTGGTCAAAGCTGGCTACATGATCAAAAAAGAAGATTCTGATTCTGAGATTGTGGATCGTTGGTTTCAAAATGTTTGCAGACATGTTGTGATGGAAACCTGGGAACAAGAACAAGCGATAAAGAACTCGGGCATCTACGTTAGCACCAGAGACATTGGCGGCGGCCGTAGCGAAGTATCATGATTTTTAATCATATCAAACAACTCAAACAGGATGGCAAAAAGATTGGTATTACCTTTTCGACCTTTGACATGCTGCATGCAGGCCATATTGCCATGCTGAGTGAAGCCAAGAATCACTGTGACTATTTGATATGCGGCCTGCAAACTGATCCCACCATTGATCGTCCAGATACCAAGAACAAACCCATACAAAGCATTGTAGAGCGTCAGATACAATTGAGTGCATGCCGTTACGTCGACGAAGTTGTTGTTTATCAAACTGAACAAGATCTCTGTGACCTACTGTTGATCCTGCCCTTGGATGTGCGTGTACTTGGGGTAGAATACGAAGAGAAAAACTTTACTGGGCGTAGTGAGTGCTATGATCGTGGTATCGAATGTATCTTCAATCCTAGAGACCATAGCTTTTCAAGTTCAAGCCTGCGCAAGCGTGTGGTTGCTGCTGAAACATTTAAGACACTAAAAGATGGAATCTCTCAAGGCACCTAAAACCTTCAAAGTCTACACTCTGATCAAGCAAACAGGCTTGAGCATGACTTATGTTTACGGTGCGGGCACTGGCACTACATTTGGTCCGGGATTTTATCAATCACAGCAAGAAGCTGAGCAGTATCGTACACTTGAAGTTCTCAAAGACACTGCTGGTACAAGGTCTAACTATCTTGTTTTTGAACTTGAAGTCCCTAACCCAGCTTACCAAGAATGATAGAAGTTGAGCTCGGGTGCAGCTTTACAGATTTAGCCGAACAATGCGAGCAGCACATTGGTCCACGCAAGTTCTATCTTCACAATCGTATAGGTGGCGAAGGATGGGATGTTAGACCAATGCAGACACGGGACCGTGGGCAATGGGTTCAAGGTTGCAAAGCCAGGTTTGATGATCCAAAGATGGTGACTTTTCTAATGCTAAAATTAAAATGATACTTTATGTGAATGGTTGCAGTCATAGTGCAGCGGCCGAAGCAGCAGTTGCCCACGCCTGGGCATGCGACGACGGCAATCTCTGGGGAACTGGAACAGAGCCGCACCCTGCCAATCTAGCAGTTAGTTATGGCAAAAGAATAGCAGACGCACTTGGTGCCACCCTGGTATGTCGGGCCAGCTCAGGTGGTAGTAACGATCGCATCATTCGCACAACCACAGAGTGGATCAAAAACAATCTTGCTAAATTAGCAGATACTGTTATGATCTTACAGTGGACCACCTGGGAACGAGAAGAGTGGTTTCACGATGGCGTCTGGCATCAGGTCAACGCAAGTGGTGTAGATACTGTTCCTGCAGAACTTGCAGAGCGTTATAAAAACTATATTGTGAACGTGGACTGGACCGCAAAAACTGCGGATGCACACCACAAGATTTGGAACATGCATTTGTATCTCCAGAATCTAGGAATTAAGCACTTGTTCTTTAGCGGACACAGTACATTTAGTGATATCCAAAATCAGCACAAGTGGGGCACCACTTATGTTTTTCCATATTCCAAAGAACATTCCTACCACAATTGGCTAAAAAACAACGGTGGTGTGTATGCAAATGCAGCAAGTTACCATTTTGATGCAAATAGTCATAGACTTTGGGCCAACTATATGCTACAATACATCAAAGATAACAACTTTCTAGGACACAATGAAATATCTGCTGATTGACACTTCTAACATGTTTTTTCGTGCTCGGCATCAGGCACATAGAGCAGCAGACACATGGACCAAGCTGGGCTTTGCACTGCACCTAACTATTATGAGTGCAAACAAAGTGGCACGTGATCTTGGGGCAGACCATGTGGTATTCGCACTAGAAGGTCGCAGCTGGCGTAAAGATCATTACAAACCATACAAAGCAAATCGCGCTGTGGCCCGCGGTGCCATGACTGAGACCGAAGCAGAGGAAGACAAGCTGTTTTGGGAAACGTATGATGAGCTGACTAAATATTTGTCTACTAGAACCAATTGCAGCGTGATCCGTTGTGCCACTGCCGAAGCTGACGACATTATTGCACGTTGGATTGCACTACACCCACAAGATGAACATACCATTGTTAGTACAGACTCAGACTTTGTGCAGCTGATTGCTCCTAATGTACGACTGTACAACGGCGTTAATGATCACTTGTTCAGCGTGGATGGTGTTAAAGATGGCAAAGGCAAGAGCCTGGCATTTACTATCGAAAGCAACTCAAAGATCAAGGTTGGCAAAGCAGATGCCAACTTTGTTGTGCCCACAGACTATCAGAAATGGGTGTTGTTTATGAAGTGCATGCGTGGCGACCCAGGTGACAATGTGTTTAGTGCATACCCTGGTGTACGTGTCAAAGGTACAAAGAAAATGGTTGGCTTAACAGAAGCCTTTGAAGATCGCAACAAAAAAGGCTATGCCTGGAACAACATGATGTTGCAACGTTGGGTCGATCATGAACAAGTTGAACACAAGGTACTTGACGACTACGACCGTAACTGCACCTTGATTGATCTTACTGCACAACCACAGCACATCAAGGATGCTGTAGACACTGCAATTCGAGAACAAATAAGCCACAAGGACACAGGCATGGTAGGTGCTCAATTCCTGAAGTTTTGTGGCAAATACGAACTAACCAAACTCAGCGATCATGCTGATGCGGTCAGTCGTTGGATGAATCAAACATACCAAGGAACTCTGAATGATATTAGCTAAACCAGTGATTGCGGATCGC